TGATTACAGCAAGGTGATGTAATGCAAGGAATAATGTCTGGGCTAGAGCCTACATCTCAAAGAAACGAAGAGGAAGTTCTTAAAAGAATGTTGAAAGACAGAAGTATTTTAGAATTAGAAGATAGGCTTGGAATTAAAATACCAATAAGCGAAGATCAATCAGAAGAAGATTTAATTAATAGAGTCCTACAAATGACAGGAAGACCAATAAGTAAAAGAGGAGATGAGTTTACTTATGGTCAAGATGATGGATTAAGTTTTTATGTAAACCCTAAAATAAATGGTGCTGGTATTAGATATAGTAAAAATTTTGCAGATGGTGGCATTTCTAATTTAAAAGACGGTGGCTTTCCTGATCTAACAGGTGATGGCAAAGTAACTCAAAAAGATATTCTTAGAGGACGTGGCATAGAAGGATTTGCTAAGGGTGGAGAAGCAGGGACAAAATATTTCGGTAGAGATGGTTTAATTTTTGATCCATATAATCCCTTAGATTATGCAATGGCAATTCCAGGTTTGGGATTAGTTGGTGCTGGAATAAAAGCATTAAGCACAACAAATAAATTAAGAAAAATAAACAAAGCTGCCAACGCAGCATCTAAACTTTCTAATCCAGTAACAAATACAGCAGCTGGAGGAGCTTTTGCTTATACCATTGGAGATGCAATTAAAGAAGACTTGAGCAAAGATTACACTAATCCTAGTGTGGCTTATATTGATGAAGATTCTGGAAATTATTTTTATTATGATCCAGTAGATGAAGATTATTATTTATTTGAAAATAACCAAGTGCCTGAAGGCTATACCTTGGAGCAATAATTATGGCATTAAGAGATAGATTAGCAAAATCAGGAATAGGATCTTTAATTAAAAAAATTAAGCCTAAACCTAAGCCTAAGCCTAGTAAAAATATTACTAAAACTAAAACAATAGATCCAAGAGATTCTTTTATTCCAGTAGGAGTGCAACCAATTTTATCTTCTGGAAAAGAGATTGCAAAAAAAGTTGCAAGTCCAGGTAAATATAGTCCAGCAACCAAACAATTTATTGGAAAAACTGCATTGTATGCAGGAGTTCCGGGGTTTGGTTTATACAAGGGACTAACAGGTGGAGATGATAAAGAAACAAAACCTGTAAGCACTGTTACTCCTGAAGAATCAACAGAAGTAGAAACCTCAGACAGACTAGGAGATATACTTAGACAAAAAACTATGACCATAGCTGCTGAATCAGGCAGAGCAACACCTGTATTCTTTGACTATGTAAAAGCTTTCCCATCTAGTTACATGGAAAAGGTAGGTAGAGATCCTGAGTTTGCAAAACAAATGATGGCAGGATTCTTAGCAATGATGAAACCTGTTGCTGGACCTGTGCCTGTAAATCCATTCGTAGCTTTTGGCGAGGCTGCAATGGCAGAGGGAGTAAGACAAGAGGGTGAAATACCAGATCAACTTAAACTAATAGAAACCATAAGCCAAGACCCAGAACTATTAAAAGCTTACAAAAAGTTTCAAAGAGAATCTACACAAACACCAATAACTCAAAAACAAGCTGACGCTGCTGCAATAGAAAATATAGTAAAAGAAGAATTGTACGGCAAAAAATATAAAGAAGATGATAAAGTGATTAGTGTAGCTACTGGTAATGAATTAAGTCGAAGCACTATATTAGAAATGTATTACGATAGTGGTGAAGACTTAAGCATATTATTGGAAAAAGTTGCAGCCTCAGACGATTAATCATGCCGACCATTAAGCTACCAGATGGCACAAATCTTTTTGTTCAAAGTAGTGACCCAGAAGATGTAGAGATAGCTAAACAAAGATTTCAAAAAAGAAAAGCATCAGGAGGATCATCTGGTTCTTTTGTAGGCGACATAGGCAGAGGCATAGCTGCTGGTGTTGTATCCATACCACAAGGTCTTGCTACCTTACCAACTACAGGTATTGATCTACTATTCGATACAAATGTTACAGCAGATGTAAACGCATTTTTTGAAAAGTTTAAACCTGAAGTCGATAGCACTGCTGGTAAAACAGCACAACTCATAACACAATTTGGTTTGCCAGGCTTAAGAGCAGCAAGTGCATTATCTAAGTTAAGCAAAGGTAAACAGTTGGCTGGGGTTGCCGCAGTGGACGCAGCAGTAGCAACAGATGATGTTGAAACATTTGCAGACATGATTTTTGATGATGAGTCAGATGAAGAAAGATTACAAAAACTTGAAGGCAGAGATGCTGCTACTGAAAGATTAAAAGAAAGACTACAAGTTTTTGGAGAGACAGCAACTTTTGTATATGCTACTCCTAAAATTGTAGGTGGTGCTGTTAAAACAGCAGGTGCTGGATTAGATTTAGCCGCACCTTATATGAGTGCTTTAGCAAAAGCTACCATAAGAGATGGCTCTGACGGTATTGCAGCAGCAGCCAAAGCAGACAGAAATTTAGGAGATTGGTTAAGAAAAAACTTTACTTACGGTGGTGCTTTTGAACAGACTGCAAAAAACAATAAAGCTGTAGCAGATGCTGTGCAGGCAAAAATGTTATATGCCTCTACTCTTGAAAGAGAGGTTGTTGATAACATGGAAAAAATTAGAAGGACAATGGAAAGAGCATCTAAAGATGGTCGCAAACTAACAGATAAAGATGCCTTAGAACTTACCAAAGCTATATCAGCATATCGAACACCTTTATTAGTTGTAGAAAGACAGTATCCTAATTTAAAAAGTGTTGCAAAGAAAAAAGCAATAATGAAAAGAATTAGAGAAGACGCACTTAAAAAAATAAAAAACTTTGAAGGATCAGGAAATAAAATAGATTACGAAGCATTAGGTGTTAATCCTAATAATTATATATCTAAATTGTTAGAAGAAAACAATGGTTTATTTAGGCAAGAACAACAAATGATGTTAGAACTTAGCGATCCTAAAGCGGCTGTAACTTCTTTGTTGATACCAAAACAATTTAGAAAAGCTATAGAGGATAACATTGGATACTACGGAACAACCATATACAGATCAATTCTTGAAAAAGGTTATGAGGTTCCTAAACAATTAAAAGATAAAGCTGTAAAACAAATAAAAGAAGCTTTTAAAACAGATGACAATACTGCAAGAGATATATTTTCAAAATTAATTAAAGGATCTCAGGGTGGACAAAAATATGAAACACCTGAAATGTTTGTAGAAAATATTAAGTTTGGATTATTGCAAGGCAAAGATTTAAAAAACTTACCTGCTGTTAGAGAAGCTATGGGTGAGGTTACACCTTTGAGTTATAAAAATCCTGGTGATTGGAAAAAAGCTTTGAAAGATGAAGCAACTGCAACAGCAGCTACTATGTCTAAACTAGGTTCTCTTGTTGGTAGTTCTAAAACTTTTGCTACCATAAGACAGTTAAACGATGATGCGATTAGATTAGGATCAACTCCATTTTTGAAAACTGCTAATGATTTTGGTGGACAACTTCCAAGAGAAGCAAAAAGAATAGACCCCAAAACAGGTAAGCCAGAAGTATATAACTCAGGGCCTTCAAAGGGTAAAGAAAAACCTGCACCAATTAAACAAACTCTTTTTCTTGATGATGCTGATGGCAATCCAGTTGAGTATGTAAAGTTTGGTAAAGAATCTGGTGCACTAATGGATACCTATGCACCTAGAGTTTTCTTTGATTCAGTTACAGGAGCACAAAAAGATTTTATATCCATAATGCCAGTGCCGATTAAAAAACTATATCAAGGATTGTTAGGACTAAAATCTTTTGCACAATATGGTAAAACAATATTAGGGCCAACAGCACAAATAAGAAACAATACTAGTGTGCCTTTTATGGCACTTATGAATGGCAACCTTGGCCCATCTGGTAATTTTATGAACAATTTTAAAATGTCTTTTGCTGGTGCTATTGATCCAAGACAAAAAACAAAATTTACAAAAGAAATTAGAGAAGCATCAGGGTATGGTCTTATGGTAGGCAGAGGTACTCAGTTAGAAGAAATAGCTGATCTTGCTACTTTTGCTACTGATGATAGTTCTTTGTTATTAAAACTTAAGTCAACTGGTGTTGGAGATACAATTAATAGAATAAAAGGTGTACCAGAAAAAATATATACAGGATCAGATAACGCAGCTAGGTTAATAAATTGGAGTGGTGAACAATCTAAACTAACTAAAGTGATAGCTAAATCATCTGATGATTCTATGATGCCTGTAGCATCTGCTAAAAATATGACTGACTCAGACATAGCAAAATTAATTACAGTAGACAAAGACATGGGTGCTGTAGTGAATGTAGGTCAATTAAAAAAAGCAGGCGACAAAGTTTTAGATAAATTTATAAAAGGAGAAGCAGCTGACATAGCCTTAAACGTAACTCCTACTTATTCCAGAGTTCCTAGAATAATAAAAGAATTAAAATACATACCAGTAATAGGTAACTTTACAGCTTTTCCTGCTGAAATAATAAGGAATACTGGCAATACTTTATCAAGAGCTATAAAAGAACTAGCTAGTAATAATACTGAATTACAAAAAATAGGAGCTAGAAGAATAGCAGGTGGTTTAACTGCAACCGTTGGTATTCCATCTGCACTTACAGCTACAGCACTAGCATTAACAGGTGCAGAACAAGAACAAGTAGACGCATACAAAAGATCATTCGCTGCACCGTGGGAAAAAACTGCAACTATGATACCAACAGGCACAGACTCCAAAGGTAACATAACTGGTTTTTATAATTTTAGTTACACTAATCCTTACGATTTTTTACAAAGACCATTTAAAGCAGTATCCAATGCTGTAGCTAATGGTAATACAAATGAGGCCAGTTTGATGAACATAGCTGGTAGTGCTATGTTTGATTCAGTAGGAGAAATTGTAGATCCATTTTTATCAGGCAGTATAGGTGCGGCAGCACTGCAAGAATCCTATCAGGGAAAAACTGCAACAGGAAAAGTTATATGGAACGAATCAGATATGTTGGGAGAAAAATCTTACAAAGGAATGCTACATGCTTTAAATGCAGTGGCACCGACTGCTACTCCATTTAGAATAGAAGTAGATGCAGAAGGAACTCAAATAGTTCCTAAAGATTTTACAACTGCGGCAGCGTCTTTGTTTACAGGAGAAGATGGTACGATCAGTCCTAGAGGTAGGGAAATAGATGTAGCAGAAACTTTAGTGTCTGCTTTCTCTGGTGTTAAGATAGCAAAACCACAAATACAAAGATCGTTATATTACAAAGCAGCAGAATCTAAACGAGCTATTAGAGAAACAACTAATGAATTTAATAGATTACTTAGATCGAACAACAGAAGAGACGCAGAAGATTTTGTTAAAGGATATATTAATACTAATGAAAGTAGATATAACTCATTAAGAACTCTTTATACAGCTATAGAAGATGCAAGAACTTTAGGTTTAGCTGACTATGAAATAGATGAACAATTAAAAATTGCAAAAGTTGCAGACAGAGACTTGGTTATGTTGGGTATATTTAAACCTAGCGAGATCAATCCAGATGTGCTTCAGTTTGCTATACAAAGCACAAAAACTAAAGAAGCACAGCCTATTCCTGTTGGTGAATTAGCAGTAACTGGTGCAGATTTAACTGGACAATCCTTAAGAGGTCAATTTATACCACCACAAACTAGAGCATCTAGTGTGTTAAGACAAGAAGAAATAGATAAGCTATTAGGAGGCACCTAACTTGTATAACAAGTATGGAGCAAAGAAAGTAAGACAAGACGGTTACACTTTCGATAGCAAACTAGAGGCAGCTAGATACAATCATCTTAAAGAACTAGAAGATCAAGGCCTAATCTCTGACATAGAAGTACACCCACCTTTCCCATGTGTAGTCAATGACAAGAAGGTATGTCTTTACAAGGCTGACTTTAAATACAAGAACATCAATGGCGATGAGATCATAGAAGATACTAAAGGTATGCAGACTCCTATGTTTAGATTAAAAAAGAAACTTGTTGAGGCTTTATATCCTGATGTTGAGATTATGGTTATAAGTAAAGCCAAAGCCTAGAAAGGCACACCTGTTTCAACCCAAGGTCTTATACTAGATATTGTTCCATTCAAAAGCTTTTTAACATTCTCACACTGAACGATCAGTTCTTTTGGAAAGTTACTGTTGACAATCTCTATCAGCTCCTCACTAGAATAAAAGTTATCTCCTGTAGATTGTTTGCCCTTAGCTACATTAACAAACCTAAAGTCATCTTTCTCGTAGATCACAAAGGTATCATCAACCTGTAATACTTTGGCTGGTATTAGTTCAGGTATGTAGTTGTGGTTTGCACAACCTGTGGTTTGTCTTTCTTTGCTTATCACTCTATTGTCTTGAGAACAAACCCACTCGCCTGTTTCAATATCTGGATTAGAAAAACGACAAGACCTACAATGTAGTTTCTCAGGCAAAGACCTACCAAGATATGCGGCCTGTTGTTTCTTTGACATATAGTTGCGTATTCTGTAATCAGTTACAGGTATGTTGTTATCTGGTGGTGTTTTAGTCTTTAATATGTTTTCAGCTTTCTCCATAAACATTTCAAACTTTAAATAATCAAAATCAATAACCTCTGTATACAAAGCTGAATTGTTCTTGTTATAAACAATAGCTATACAGTGATCTAGTTTAAACAACCCCATATACAAATGGATCTGTGCATCATACTCCTCTGACCAATTACAATAGCTACCTAGTTTTTCTAGCTTGTTAAAACGATTGTCGTTAGCTGTCTTGAACTCTAGTAGGTATGGCTTGTTTGGTTTTAGTCCAGGTAAGTTCTTAGCTACACCGTCTATGTGTCCCTTTACATGTCCACCTAATGCTTTAGTCTCAAACTGTCTGCCGTCCTTTTGCACATCATATATAGTTGCACCTGGTATCTTGCGTAGCTTTTCGATCAAGTGATCTTCTACTACGTTACCTAAGTCTAGTAACCTAAGAACTCTTGGCTCCCATTCATCAGGCATGAGCCAGCGGTATCGCATCCAGAGGAGCCTTTGATTTGGATTACCGATACCACTGATGCCCAAATAAAATCTTTGGTGTCTCTCAGCGTTTGTTTCTACTTCATCAAGAAGATGATTGATTGTCATTTTGTTTTTCCTTTTTAATTAATTTTTTTTTGTCATACACCTTGTGATGCACCACTAAATTTAATAATTTATTTTCATATACAAGAGTTTTTTTTGATTTAGCTTTTGTCATTTTGTTTCTCCTTCTTTGTAAACTTCTCTTCCCAAACATTCTTAAGTTTGGTTATGTCTGTGGTTTGTTTAATGCTGTCATTCATCCTAATCCAATCTTGATCTTGTGATTGATATTTTTTTGCTTTTTTAATTTGTTTATTTTCTTTTATTACTTCATCTATAATTGCAAATGCTTCATCAAGCTCTTGTGCTACATCCCCATCACAATATCCTAAAATTGCACTATCTAGTTTATCTTTAGCTTTTTTTAGTTTCTTTAGTTCAGTTTTGTTCACAACATTATCTCCTTATTTTGTTTTGTTTTGATCCCTATAACATTCTCATACTTGCCCTGCTTTTGTAAGACAATCTCTGATATGTTTTCAAAGGCACCACTATTAATTAATTCAGCAGCCATCCATGGTTGCTCAGGAGCACCCCACTTCTCTGCTATCTTCTTCCATCTACGAACAGCCATGTGGTGTGCTTTAGGATGTCCAAACATTAACGGCATCTTCTTTGGAAAGAACTCATCCTTAACTGTAAAGATCACTTGACAATACTCACTGCCATTCATGGACTTAGTTACAGTTGCATAGATGTCAGTAACAGGTTTGTATCTTGGCTTGGCTTTCTCTCTCTCATCAGATAAGACAGCTTGCCTTTCTGCTTTAGTTCTCTTAGCAACTTCTTTTTCTTTTTTAGTTTGCAGTTCTTCAAACTTTTTAGATCCCTCAAACTCTTGACCACACTCAATACATTTTTTAGCAGAAGGCAAATTGATAGCACTACAGTTAGCACATATCTTAGGATGGTATTTACCTGGTGCTGATTGTTCTGGTTGCACCTCATCAAGACAACCATGCCTAGCTACATTCTCTCCATAGTCTAGTAGCAAACAGTTTTCTTTATCATCATGCAGTCTCATACCTCTGCCACACATTTGCACAAACAAGCCAACGCTTTGTGTTGGTCTAAGCAAGGCCACACAATCAGCTCTTGGAGCATCCCAACCTTCAGTCAGTACACCTACATTACATATAGCATGGATCAAGCCGTTGTTAAATTTCTCTAGTATGTCTTCTCGTTTTTCTTTTGGTGTCTCACCTGTTACACATTCAGCTATGATCCCGTAGTTCTTTAAACATTGAGTCATCTTCTCTGCGTGTAGCACTGATACACAAAAGAATACTGTAGCTGTTCTGCCTTTGGTGTAGGCGTTGTCAATCCAGTCGTTGATAACTTGTAAGATCGTATCATCTACCATAGCTACCTTTTCTAGCTCACTCTCTTTGAAGTCTCCGTTCTTAAACTTTAATGCTACAGATCCTGCATCAATAATGGCACCCTCGTTTACAGCATAAGCAGATAGCCTAGATAAGAAACCATTACGGATCAGTTCAGGTATTGATATTGAATAGGCTAGTCCTTTAAAGAAATGATCTTTACGATTGCCATAGATATAACCTTGTCCCATACGATATGGTGTAGCAGTACAGCCCATAACTTTCATAGGCCTTCTGTTTGATAGGGTTGTTATAATTTTTTTGTACCTGGTATGAGAGCTTGGTGGTACATTGTGTGCCTCATCTATAATCATATAGTCAAAGCTACCTACAGCATCTAACCTCTTAGGTGATGCTAAGGTATCACGACTGGCTATAAGTATTTGTGAATCTATCTCAAAGCGTTTCATACCTGCAACCAATACGCCTACTGGTGCATCAGGCCATACCATTTTAAGTTTTGTTTCTGCTTGCTCTACCAATTCTTTTCTGTGTGCCAACACAAGAAACCTAGCGTTAGGATCTTTGGCTAGTATCTCTTTAATAAAATGTGAAAAGATAATAGTCTTACCTGCTGCTGTAGGTAATGCAATTAAGGCATGATCCTCTGCTGGTTTGGTATCAAACCATTTATGCAGAGAATCTATTGCATCTCTTTGGTAGTAGCGTAGTTTCAATTTAATCCAAGTATTCTATAAATTTTTCTATGTCGATCCGTTCTTGTATCTACATTTAACAATAACATTTTAGCTTCTTTTACTTTGTCGTTTAGATCAGTAGGCAAACTGTCAAAGTTTTGATCTAAAGAGTTTAATAAAGATGTCATTGATTTTATCAAGGCGTTAGCCTCTCTCTTATCTATATTCATAATTTCTCCAAAAATTAGTTTAGGGTTATACTACCCTTAGGTGCGAGGAGTAGCCTTGGTATAATTGACTTAGAAGGCTACTCACTCGAGTTATTTATTTACTCTCTCTCGTAAATAAATTATTTGTCCCAATCAAAATCATCATTATTAGATGCAGATTCTGTATTAGAACTAGGCGAAGGAGCTGACACTTTATTAGAAGTATTTGCAATAAACTTTGCAATTCTGTTTTTGTCATCCCACTTCGTTCCGTCCCCTTTATCTTTGCCAACTTCAATATTGACCTTGGCAGACAAGGGTACGTTTAACATGCCTTCAAGCTGTTCTATACCAAAGGCTTCGACATCAGGATCCATCCCCATAGATCTTCTCCAATCTCGCAACCTGGCAACAGATACATTCAACCCTGCTCCTTCGAGCATAAAGGTTTCCCATATCTTACGACCAGTGTGTGAAGGCCCAGTAACATCAAAGGTGACTGATAAATACTTATCTCCTTTGTTACTTGTTTTATTCTCCCAACCTGATGCTACGAACTCGTAGTCTCCGACTGGCATTAGATCAAACGATCCACTCTCCTCGACATTCGTCAAGTTAATTTCAAAATCAGACATTGTTTTCTCCTTGTTTAGATTTTAAAGATTGCTTAAATGCAGTCATGAAAGCTGTCCAATCAAGATCCAAAGGTGCTACCCCAAGATCAACTCGACTCTTAGCATCAAATGCTGCGGTGTATTTATGAAACAACTTACGCTTGCCGTATGACACAGCTCTAGTTGTTTCCTTGAAACCTTGTCCACTAGTACGAGTTGATACCTCGTAGTTTGCAAACAAGTTAAAGTCTACCCACTCACGAATCATTGCTGATATTTTTTTGTGAGTGGACATTTCCCAACGATCATAGGGCTCTCGCTCTGGATCATTGAAAGTTCTAATGCCTACATGTGAAAGTAAAATGACATGCATTTTCTTTTTCTGTAGTGCATCAAACATGCGTAAAACTCTGCCAAATAATTCAGCAGACTCTGTAAATCCTTTACCATAACCAAGTGATTCAATAGATTTAATTGAGTGATTCATACAAACTTTTTGCTGTACTAATTTCTCAGCCCAATCTGTTGTATCAAAGACTACGGTTTTGTAATCATGCTTTTCATCATGCAAAGTTCTGATCTGATTGACTATGTCATCATAGCTTTCACACAATGGAAAGGATGATGTGTCAACATAGTTAGTACCAGATTCTGTTTTAATAAAGATAGGCTTGGGTGCTTGACTAGCAAAGGTAGTCTTACCTATGCCATCAGTACCTGATATATTAATCTTTATTGCAGGTATCTGTATTCCTGTGGTCACTTCATTTAACAGACTCATATTTGTCTACCTCCATGTCGTTCATAGATAGTAAACTTTGAGAAGTCATTTCATCTGCTATGGTTTCTACATCATCTACTATCATTAATATTTTATTAACCCAAGCAGAATGTAGTCCAGGTGCTACCTCTCTTTTAATACGATCTCTTATTTGTTGTGTTACAGCGTTGTAATGTACTGTCATTATACTGTCCCCTTTAATGGCTCAACAAAAGCAACATAAGGTCTTTCATTGATTTTGGTTTGTAAACCCTCTTGAAACTTATCAAATATATCAGGATGATTTTGCTCTATCATTTTAGATAGTGCAGAGTCCTCAACATATTTAGTTTTAAAAGGAAATAAGTTTTCAGGTATGTCATGTTTTACCTGTGATAAAAAGTTTTGATCCCATGATCTAGTAACTTTATATTGCACTCGTAAGTCTTTCGGTATGATACCGTTAAGTTGAACTCGAGTAGATCCACCTGAATTAGAAAGTCGATTGACTTGTCCATGCACTTCAGGGTGTGCAGTAATAGCAAAGTCAAGCTGTGAACTTTGTTCTTTTAGTTCTGATTGCTTTGCTAGATTCTTTTTCTTCTCTACCAAAAGTTGTGGTAGGGTAAGCTTTGAATAGTCTTTCATTAGTTGCTCCATTTAATAAATACAATATTTATATTACTCCTATCAAATACATTGTCAATAGTTTTGTAAAAAAAAAACTTTACTTATTGTATATAGTCATTTAATATTGTCTTAGGTATAGGTTAATGTTTATATTTTTAAACTTCTCTAACCCCCCTAGAATAAATTATCCTATACCTTTCTATTTTAGGAGAACTATGGAACTTAAAGACTATATAAAAAAACGAGGTGAAGACAATCTTGCTAAGGATCTTGGAGTATCAGTTGATACTATTAAGTCCTGGAGATATGGCAATAGACAACCCTCAGTTAATCAAGCCAAGAAATTAATTAAGATGACAGGCTATGCTTTAGGTTGGGAAAACATTTATGGATCAGTGGACGAATGCCAATAGAAATAAAACCTAACTCTGTTGGTCAAGATATACAGAATGATGAACGCAAAGATATGCTTATCTCATATCATGAGAACTTCTTTCACTTAATACCATGTGGATCTACTACTGATGTCATACCAGAATACTTTAAAAGCAGACATCCTTTTGAAGATGATATTGTTTTACAAAAGCGTTGGTCAAAGACACCAAGAGTTAAGTGGGCTGACTACACAAAGAAACAACCTACACTTAATGAAGTAAAGCAATGGTATCTACAATACCCAGAATGTAATTGGGCTGCTATCACAGGCATAACATTTGTGGTGCTTGATGCTGACACACAAGAAGCCTGTGAGTTTTGTGAGTCAGGAGAAATAACAAGAACAATATTAAAACAAAAAACACCTAGAGGTGGCTATCATTATTTCTATGCAATCAATGATGATCTAAAGATTAGAAACACCACAGGTAAACTAGATATAAGAGGAGAGGGTGGCTATGTTATGGTCAGCCCTTCTTTTAATTACAAGTTTGAAGTAGTTGATGGAGCTGTATTAGATTCGCTTGATGACTTACCAACACTAACAAGTCAAGACATGAATGTTATCTATGACTATAACAACACAGGTAAGATCAACACAGAAAGCAAGACACCACTAACAACAGATGGTGTTCAAACAGGAATGCGTAATGATACTCTCGCCAGGCTAGTAGGCAAATGGATACTAGAGGGTTGGGGTATGAGAGAAGTTGTTATCAAAGCATTAGATTGGAATCAAACTAATACTCCACCTATGAGTGTGCAAGAAGTATTAAACACGACACAAAGTATATGCACAGGACACCTGAAAAGAAATCCTAGTGATGAGAGTGGTATACAAAAATGGAATACAAGTCAGTGGCAAATACAACTAACAGATGACTTAAAAGAAATCATGGATCAAGAAGATCCTATTGATAAAGCAAAGAAAGAAAATGTAGTTGACAGTGATCCACTAGGACTTAGACCTTTCAATGATCCTTTCTGGGATGCTATGGATTCAGACAGGATTGAGCAGTATTGGGGAGATGCTTTTGTATTTGAACAGTCAAGAGTATTGTTGCTTGGTAAACCAAAGATAGGTAAGTCGCATTGGTTGGGAGCTTTCGCGGCAGCAGCTACGACAGGCACAGAGTTTATGGGTAGGTCTTTTTCAAGACCACTCAAAGTTATGTGGCTACAGGCAGAGATCATTCATGAGTTCTTAAAGAAAAGAATAGAAATGTATTACCAACCTTTTCATCATGATCCAGAACTATACAACATAGGCAAGTCAAACCTTATAGCATCAGGCAGATTAAGAAAGAACTTGATGAGGGATAGCGACATAGATGCTATCGCAGAGAGTATTGAATATCATAAGCCTGACTTGGTTATGATTGATCCTATCATTAACTTTTTTAGTGGAGAAGAAAACTCTAACTCCGAAATACATGAGATGCTATCAAGGATAGATAAACTTATTGAACTATATAAAGTAGCAGTCATCATTGCTCATCACACAGGAAAAGAAAGAGCAGATGATCTGTCGTTCATGTCAGCTAGGGGTGGTAGTGCCTTTGCAGGTTGGATGGATTCGGGTGTCAAGCTGTCAGGTAAGAAACCAAACATAACTTTATTCTATGAAGCTCGTAATGCAAGAGAACCTGATCAGCACTTAGCATACTTTGATTTTGAAAGAGGATACTTTAAGGTGGTAGATGCACAAGACAGTCCAGATGAAGTAGAGATTGCAAGAGTGGTGGCATCAGCTATGAGCAAACAAAAGTTTTATACAAGACAAGAACTAGAACTTGTTGCAAGACAAGCACTCAAAGAAAACGAACTAGCATCAGGCGAAAGGGCTGCTCGTTATGCAGTCAGCTATGTGCAAAAGTATCTAGGCGAAAGAGTCAAGAGTCACAATGTTCCAGGTAAGAACACATGGTATTACTTAGCAGACAATGAAATGAAGAGGCCTTGGAGTGAAGATTGACAAAGACTCTATGGAAGAAGCATTAAATGATGTTGGTATTGGATTGCTTATGTCGTTTCCAATCAGCTATGGTTTGCTTAGGTTGTGTAGCTATCTTGAGGTTAGTCTTGTAGCTACATCTGTAGTACAAGTATCAGTGTTTACTTTGGTAGCAGTTGTGAGAAAGTATATGGTAAGAGTTTATTACAAGGAAAAACAATGAAAG